CTACTATTTCTTCTGGTAAAAGCACAAAAGTCATCATAGTCTCAACGCCACATGGTATGAATCATTTCTACCGTATGTGGCATGATGCGGAGAAAGGATCAAATGAATATGTTCCGACTGATGTTCACTGGTCAGAAGTTCCTGGAAGAGATGCTGAATGGAAACGTCAGACTATTGCTAACACATCAGAACAGCAGTTCAAAGTTGAGTTTGAGTGTGAGTTCCTAGGATCTGTTGATACATTGATCGCTCCTAGTAAGTTGCGTTCTATGATCTATGAAGATCCAAAAACTAGAAATGCTGGTCTAGACGTTTATTTTGACCCAGAAAGAGATCACGATTATGTTGTAACTGTTGACGTTGCCAGAGGTGTTGGTGGCGACTATTCTGCATTTGTCGTTGTAGATATCACGAACTTTCCACATAAGTTAGTAGCAAAATATAGAAATAATGAGATAAAACCAATGCTCTTCCCCAATGTAATCTGGGAAGTAGCAAAATCATATAACGGTGCCTTTGTATTATGTGAGGTAAATGATGTTGGAGATCAGGTAGCATCTATTTTGAACTATGATCTTGAATATCAGAATCTGCTGATGTGTTCTATGAGAGGGCGTGCTGGTCAGATTGTTGGTCAAGGATTCTCTGGCAAGAAAACACAACTTGGCGTCAAGATGTCCAAGACTGTCAAGAAAGTCGGTTCTCTAAACCTCAAGGCGATTATTGAAGAAGATAAGTTGTTGATGAAAGACTATGAAGTTCTTTCAGAGTTGACTACCTTTATTCAAAAGAATAATTCATTTGAAGCAGAGGAAGGGTGTAATGATGACCTTGCTATGTGCTTGGTGATCTATGCTTGGTTGGTGCAGCAAGATTACTTTAAAGAACTTACTGATCAGGATGTAAGAAAGAGATTGTATGAAGAGCAGAGAGATCAGATTGAGCAAGATATGGCACCATTTGGATTTATTTCTGATGGTCTAGATAGTGATAGTTTCGTTGATGGTGATGGCGATAGATGGTTTACTGACGAATATGGTGATAGATCATATATGTGGGAGTATATGTAAATGATGCTTGATGATGACCTAGACGGTCAAATAAAACTAGGTCATCTCCTTCTTAGTGATAGGAAGTGTAGAACTTGTGGTCAAACTAAGAACCTAATAGAATCTTTTTATAGAACAAGAAAAGATAGGGGTGCAGTTGCCTCTTCATATTCTTATGAGTGTAAGGAATGCACCATAAAAAGAGTTAGCAAGAAGAGAGATGAGAAGGTGGTTGATGTATACCCAGACTGGTAGTTCGCGTCGTGTTTCCCCGTTTAAACTTTAGATTTTACTAAATATTTTTTAGATAATCTGAATCCTGGAGACAATCATGGCAACTCCTCAATTATCCCCTGGAGTACTTACGAGGGAAGTTGACTTAACCGTAGGAAGAGCGGATAATGTTCTTGACAACATTGGCGCTATTGCTGGTCCTTTCCCACAAGGTCCAGTTGAAGAGGTTACTGATATTACAACAGAAGCAGAGCTGATCAAGTATTTTGGTAAGCCTCTGTCCACCGACGCACAGTATGAGTACTGGATGTCTGCATCTTCGTTCCTCTCATACGGCGGAGTTCTGAAAGTTGTAAGAGCAAACGATACAAGCCTCAACTCAGCAAACGCTGGTGTAGGTATCGCTTCTACGAGCGTTAATATCAAGAATACTACTGATTATGAAGTCAACTTTGATGATGACAGCGTACAGTTCTTTGTTGCTGCTAAGAACCCTGGTTCATGGGCAGATTCACTGAAAATTTGTCAGATTGACGACTTTGCAGACCAAAGACTGTTCTTTAACAGCACAGACCTCAGCGGTATCGGAATGACCGTTGGTTATGCGGTTACTGCAAACATTGCAAGTGGTACAGCACTGATCGGTGTTGGTACAACCTCAGCATCAAATGCAATCCTGAAGGGCGTTATTGTTGGTGTCAACACCAACTCATCAGATGGTTCTAAGTCAAGTGTTGACATTAGAGTTACAGAAAGAATCCTTGCTGTTGGTGGCGGAACAACTTACCAATCTATCACTTATGCAGAAGGAGATCCTACCAGAGCATTTGCTTTGACTGGAGCAGGTAAGAGCGTAACAATCAATGTTACTAACACTGGTGGTACAGCAGTTGCAATCCAAACCGCAACAGTTCTGCAAGACTGGTATGATCAGCAAACACTTGGTCTTACAAACAGCACTATCTTCTGGAAGTCACTGGCACCAAAACCAGTTTCAAACCAATACGTAACTGATCGCGATGGTGTTAACGACGGTATCCACATTGCTGTTGTTGATGACCTTGGCGAAGTAACAGGAGTTACCGCTAACATCCTTGAGACGCACCTGAATCTCTCCAAAGCATCTGATGCTGTAAGAGATCAGCAGTTGATCTACTATAAGGAATACATCAAAGATCATTCCGACTACATTTTCTACGGACGTAACCAGTCATCTGCTTTCGTTGAAGCAGTTGGATCTGATGTTCCCGCAATCTATCCAACTCACTCTGGATTCACGACTGCAGGAACCTACACTGGAGTATCACTCGCAGATGGTAACTGGGGTCTTCCCGCTCAAGACACCATATACACTGTCGTTGGTAACAAGACCTTCAGACTGATTGGTGGTGTTGATTACAGTGCTACTGGCGGAATGACTGCAGATCTTGGTAGTCTGACCACTAGTTACGAACTCTTCAATGATACCGAAGGTGTTCCCCTTGATTATCTGATCATGGGTCCTGGTCTGACCAAGAAGTCTGAGTCACAGGCAAAAGCAAACTACCTGATTGGTATTGCTAATCAGAGAAAGGATTGCATGGCAGTTATTTCTCCACACAGATCTGACGTTGTTAACGTCACTAACTCTAATACTGCAACTGATAACGTTATTTCGTTCTACAGTCCTCTGTCATCCTCTTCATATGCAGTGTTTGATTCTGGTTATAAGTACACTTATGATCGTTTCAACAACAAGTTCCGTTATATTCCAACCAACGGTGACGTTGCTGGTCTGATGGTCCGCACTGCGATTAACGCATATCCTTGGTTCTCACCTGCAGGTCAACAGCGTGGTATTATCAACAACGCTATCAAACTTGCATACAGCCCAACTAAGGCACAAAGAGATCGCCTCTATCCTAAGCGCATTAACGCAATCGTTAATGAACCAGGCACTGGCATTCTCCTCTTCGGTGATAAGACTGCTCTCGGATTTGCATCTGCATTCGACAGAATCAACGTTCGCCGCTTGTTCCTGACGATTGAGCAATCACTCCAGAATGCTGCTAAAGCACAACTGTTTGAACTGAACGACGATCTAACAAGAGCAAACTTCGTCAACATTGTTGCACCTTACCTGCGTGATGTTCAGGCAAAGAGAGGTATCTATGACTTCTTGGTTGTTTGTGACGAAACAAACAATACACCTGATATTATTGATAATAATGAGTTCAGAGCGGACATTTATCTGAAGCCCGCTAAGTCGATTAACTATGTAACTCTCACGTTCGTTGCTACCCGCACGGGTGTCAGCTTCGATGAAGTTGCTGGTCGTTCTTAATCATTGAATAAATCAACTTAACGGAGAACAAGTCAAATGGCAAACTTAAAAACCATCACTAACTTCAAAACCAGATTGGCTGGCGGCGGTGCCCGCCCCAATCTGTTTGAGGTACATATTCCATCATTCCCTGTTGCTGCAGATGATGCAGACTGGGTATCTGAAGCACAAGAGGACTTCAGATTTATGTGTAAGGCAGCTGCTCTGCCTGCATCAAACAATGGTGTCATCGACGTACCTTTCAGAGGTCGTATTCTGAAAGTTGCTGGTGACCGCACCTTTGATACTTGGACAGTTACCATCATCAATGATGAAGACTTCATCATCAGAACTCAGTTCGAGAAGTGGATGAACGGTATCAACAAACTGACCAACAACTCAGGTGCAACCAATCCCTCTTCCTATATGGTTGATGCTCACGTATCACAACTGGGCAGAGGTCAGGTTAAAGAAGCAACCACAAACAACGCAACCACTGCAGATCAAACTCCTCTGAGAACATATACCTTCAAGGATATTTTCCCAACGAATATTTCTCAGATTGATCTGTCATACGACACTGGCGACACCATCGAAGAATTTACAGTTGAGTTCCAAGTCAACTACTTCACGGTTGGTGGATCCCTTGAAGCAGCATCTGGTTCTGAGACAACCTCTGGTGATCAGAACGGCAACGTTGTTTCGTAATCTCCTGGTTTCGTGGCTTTCTAAATAGTAGAAAGCTACGGACCCTAACATATAATGGCAAAACTTTTTGGTTTCTCGATTGAGGACAACGAACCAAAATCTCCCACTGCGGTCTCCCCCGTTCCTCCTAATAATGAGGACGGGGTTGACCATTACTTGAGCAGTGGGTTTTTTGGCAGCTATGTAGATATTGAAGGCGTATATAGAACTGAGTTTGATTTAATCAAACGCTATCGTGAGATGGCACTGCACCCAGAAGTGGATAGTGCGATTGAAGATATTGTAAATGAGGCAATCGTTTCAGATACGAATGATTCTCCTGTAGAGATTGAACTTTCAAATCTGAATGCAAGCGACGGCATAAAGAAAAAAATCAGAAAAGAATTTAATCATATTCTTGATCTGTTAGATTTTGATAAGAAAGCACACGAAATCTACAGAAACTGGTATATTGATGGTAGATTATATTACCACAAGGTTATTGATTTAAAGAAACCCGAAGAAGGTATTCAAGAACTTAGATATATTGACGCAATGAAAATGCGTTTCGTTCGTCAGAATATTAATAAAGGAGAGGATAATCAAAGAAGACTGACAGGTATTGCAAATCAAGATCCTCTTGAATATGCATTTCCTCAAATTGAGGAGTACTTTATGTACACTCCAAAAGCAATGTATCCAGTGGGTAATCCAAGTGCTGCGAGTGGAACTAAAGGAATCAAGATGTCAAAAGATTCCATCGCTTACTGTACATCTGGTCTTGTAGATCGTACAAAAGGATCTACTCTTTCATATCTTCATAAGGCAATCAAAGCAGTCAATCAACTTAGAATGATTGAAGACTCATTGGTAATCTACAGATTATCAAGAGCACCAGAGCGTAGAATCTTCTATATTGATGTGGGTAATCTACCCAAAGTCAAGGCAGAACAATATCTGCGTGATGTTATGACGAGGTATCGTAACAAACTCGTCTATGATGCGAACACTGGAGAGATTCGTGATGATAAAAAATACATGGCAATGCTCGAAGACTTCTGGCTCCCCAGAAGAGAGGGTGGAAGAGGAACAGAAATCTCAACACTTCCAGGTGGACAAAACCTTGGAGAAATCACTGATATTGAGTACTTTAAGAAGAAACTGTTCCGTGCGCTTAATGTTCCCCCATCAAGAATGGATGGAGAAGGTGGGTTTAACTTGGGGAGATCTTCTGAGATCCTGAGAGACGAACTCAAGTTCACAAAGTTTGTTGGTCGTTTAAGAAAGAGATTCTCTAACATGTTCAATGACATGTTGAGAACACAGTTGCTTCTTAAGAATATTGTCACCCCTGAAGATTGGGAGATGATGAGTGAGCATATTCAATATGACTTTTTATATGATAATCACTTCTCTGAACTCAAAGATGCAGAGTTGATGACTGAAAGATTAAACCTTGTTCAAACAGCAGAACCCTACATCGGCAAGTATTATTCTCAGGATTATGTTCGCCGCAAGATTCTCCGTCAAACGGATGTGGAGATCATTGAACAGGATAAGTTAATCGAAGAAGAGATTGCTGCTGGTATTATTCCTGATCCATATGCACCTGTTGATCCCGAAACAGGTGAACCAATGGATCCCTCTGGCACAAATCTTGGAGATGTTCCAGTTGAACCAGAAATCGATGGATCTGCCACTGAAGCACCAGAGGGTGGAGAAATCTAATATATACTTTATAGTTTTATACAATAACGATGGACGAACTTCTAGATTTAATGATTAGTGATGAGTCACCATCACAGATTAGCGATGAGATTAAAAATGCACTTTTTGCAAAGGCATCCGCTAAGGTCGATGCTTTTAAACCAAAAGTAGAACTTGCTCACTTGGGTTTTGATGCACCCGAAGAGCAGGAACCAGAGGTAGACTCTGAAGAATAATAAATAACTAATAATGATTTTGTGGGCGTAATGTCAAGAGTAAGACTAATTCGTAATCCAGTTGTAGGAACTGGTTCATCAGAAGTTACCCTCGGTACTTCTGCAGGAACCGCAACGTCCGTTAATGGTGCAACTGTTTTGAGACTCGTCAACGTTTCTGGTGCGACCAGAAAGGTCACTGTTGTAGATAAAGCAACAGGCGGTATTGGTATTGGTTCTTTCAGTATGCCAAATAATACTACTGAAACAGTTGAAAAGTTAGCAGCAGATCTCATTTTTGCTAATGGTGCAGTTCTTGCGACCCAAGTAGGATTTACAAACTAAGAAAATGAAACTAATCAGAGAAGAAATCGAATCAGTAGATTTTATCGTTGAAGAAAAGAACGGTAAGAAGTCTCTGTATATCGAAGGAGTTTTCCTTCAAGGGGATATCAAAAACCGTAATGGTCGTATGTATCCTATGGAGACTCTTCGTCGCGAAGTTTCTCGTTATAACGAATCCAACGTTGTTCCTGGTAGAGCACTTGGCGAACTCGGTCACCCCGATGGTCCAACTGTAAACCTAGATCGCGTTTCCCATAAGATTGTTTCTCTGAAAGAAAGTGGTTCAAA